TGTTCCATGGACGTACGAGGAATTTAAAACGAAAGCTCAGGACATCCTACGAAAACAGCTAGATAGCTCGATGGAAAGACTGAGGGCATTTGACGACTACGCTCAGGCCCTCGAAACGCAAGCTCTGAATGGCGATGAAAGAGAGATTCTAAACACCCTACAGTATAGCTCTCATAAGCATTTGGCCAACCAAACCGATATTCTGGGCTTGCTTATCACTGAGACTTACGGAGAAGATGGGTGGAATTTGATAGAGCACGCTCTTGAAGTTGGCGATGACAACACTTTGTTAAACATGCTCGATCATGATGATATGCAAAACAACGCGTTGAGTTTCATCGAAGCATTGAAAGAAGTGGGCATCGATCCATCGTCTTCACAGTTCCACACGTGCTTGACTTGGTACTATGTGAAAGAATCTAGAGACGAAACATGGAGGGACATGATGCTGCGCCGCCTTCACTTCAGTGAAATCAAGGAAACTGTGGGCGAATGGTCATCCAAAGCTGTAAAGTGGATCAAAGAAAACCCCATGTATGCAACAGTGTTGGGCTTCTTGCCACTTATGGGAGTGATGCTCTATTACATGGCAGCAGGCGATTCGACACCGCGAGAAGGATGTGAAGCCGAGTTGACAAACTCCGGAGACTTGAAAACAAAGAAAAAGATAAAAACAGTTGAGCTTGGAAATTCTGGTGACCGAAACACAAAAGTGAAGACGAAACACGTGGAACTCGGCAATTCAGGAGACGCCAAGACGAAAGCCAAGATAAAACATGTGGAGAACACTGTGGACGCACGAGATGTGGTGACTGAAGGTAAAACTCTAGAAGCTCATGCTCAGACTGATGCGAACAGTTTTGAATTGTCGAAGAAGATCTTGAGTAACGCGTACGGTGTTAAGCGCGATGGCGGGGAGATTCTGTTTCGCGTGACGTTTTTGAGAGGAAGAACAGCTTTGACGATGTCCCATTGTCAATCCGTACTCCATGGAGAACTCATGCTGGTGAACGCGATGAATCCCAAAGGATTGAGATTCAACGCTGAGGACTTGGTAGTTGTCAGTCACAAAGAGCATGATCTAGCTCTGCTACAGTTTCCTCGGCATTTTCGCGATCACGCTGATCTTGTACCTCACGTGTGCGACTCTTCTGAACTCTCAAAATTTCCAGATATGGGAGTATTGGGTGCGATGATCATTCCCGGTGAGAAGGCTCAGATGGTGAAGTACGCGAACGTTGTGTTGGACACCTCCCTAAATTACGTGGATAGAATGACTGACACACACTATCACTTGGCTCAGAGTTTGCGATACAGGATGGAAATGAAGAAAGGAGATTGCGGATCGTTGTTGGTTGCGGTGAATCCAAATTTCAAGAAAAAGATCTTGGGTCTACATGTGGCTGGAGCGACTGGACATCCCTATGGACATTCGGCAATTGTGTGTGGCAGGGTTGTGAAGGAGATGAT